GATCATTGAGGAATATAATTTAGACTTTTTATTCCTCTTAAATGCATTTGAACAATGTTGATACCATCTATTTTTAGGTGTAGTCGAAGTAAACCCCACATAGCATTTGTTGGTATTTTTATTTGTTAATTTGTAAAGATAGTGCATATTTCACTTAGACCAATTTTTTTGAGCCGTGAAATTGTTGTGACTAAAAGTGAGCCGATCCACCAGTTTGACTGCACTCCCCTTCATGCGATCCACGACCACATAACCCTCATCAGGAGTCACCTTGTAGCCGTTCTTGGTTTTGATGAATGTCCTAGCCAAGCGCCTTGCTCCCGTGTCTAGATTGTTTATAATCAACCCTTTTGCATCCAGCAAATGCCCCTGGAAAGTGACCACCTGGACAAGGGTGGCTTGCGACTGTCGGATCACTCTGAGATGTTGCTTCATCAAGGCCGTCTTTTGTTTCTTCGTTGCAGCCTGCTTTACCTTCCCTATCTGGTTGGCTTTCCACCAGTCCTCAAAATATCGTGCATAACCTCTTGCATGGCCTCGAGGATCCGTGACCTTCTCCCCTGCGCGTACCTTGGTATTGGTATATGTCTTGAAAGAAGAACCCACAGCAGCCCCAGCCAGACTAGCCTGCATATCCAAGAACTTCTTCAGGCTTCTGGAATTGATTCTCTGGAAGACCGTCCCTGCGCGTGAGAGATAGCGGGTGATCTCTGTGGTGTCTTTCTTGGTGAACAACATCTTCCCTGAGACATCGCGATAGGACGCATCGTCAAACCAGACATTCTTGGACTTCCTAAAACCAGAGACATTTGCTCCGAAGGAGGCTTTCATGTCGGCAAGCACCTTGCCCCCAGAATAGGTGGTGTGCCAGATAACCCCCATCTTTGCAGCCTTGATCTGTCGTGCAAGCGGGCTGCCTACGGGAACGGCATAGACGATTGTGTTTGGTTGGAATATGATATAGTCTTCGTCGCCAATCGTGGTTGTCTCAAGGTCGCTCTGGGTGAACATCATATCGCCCTGTAGAACTCCCTTGAACCCGAGGGCAGGAAGATTCTTTAGGGCAACTTGGAGCTTGTCGCGCAGCCCACCTGAGTAACCATGCTTGTCAAGGTCTGCATTTGACTTGACCAATTTTGGATTGTTCGCGAACACCCCTTTTGTCCCCACGAAAAACTTTCCATCTGTTGGATCGATCCCTGCGAAGATTGCAGGTGCACCATCCCACTTGACAGAGATGTCCACGGGGCTTTTGGCTTCCCCGGCAAACATATCGCGAAGCGACTGAATGAAGTTGATGGCTGCTCTTCCCCCAGGCACACCGAAGTTTATAATCTCGTCCTCAATATGCTCAAGGTGCAGATTCTTGCCTGCGGTGGTTCCTTCGTCTAGGAGGTGTTGGGTGAATGTTTGCATAGTTATCAGATTTTTCCTTTAGGAGCGGTATTACATTCTGCCGGATATTCATTACATTTACATTGTTTATCTTGCCAATTATTAACTCCATATTTTACAGGCCAATTTCCTCCATATCCTTTTTTATTTCTCTTAATTGTTTTTTTAGGTTCGTCTATGGCCGTTCCGCGGCCGCCATTAGTAAAAATACTAAATCGGGCTCCCTTTACAGCAAAATCTTTCCTTGTTGCTTCTTTAAATATAATCATAAGAACTGGGTCATAATTATTCCCAAAAGAAGTTGATCCCATACTCATATTATGACCATCAGAAGATATTATATAATCTTGGATATTACCTGACTTTTTTGTAAGTGTAATTCCTCCGGCCGTAGGGCCACTATTTAAGGAAGCATTTGTTCCTTGTAATATAAGATTAACACAATCTCTTTGAGCCCTACTTTTATTATAAGCCTCTCCAATGCACATAGGCCCATAAGCCGCCATTCGTTTTAATTTTTTACCCTTTTCACCATTGCTAATTTGTCGTTTGAGCGCAGGCCTAATTGTAGGCATAGGAGATCCTACGGGGTATCTGGCGTGTATATCTCGTACAAATTGTACTACTTCTGGATGTTTACTAATCACTCCATCGGCCGCATCTCCATCGGCCTTTTTTGTCATTCCTCCCCATTGAGAAAATTTAGAAGCCGTTTTTCCATCCTTATGTGAAATATGACATATTATTTTATTATCTATATTAACTAAACCAAAATCAGATTTTGGAGTACCGGCAACAGTTTTGGCGCCAGTTATTCCTAAAAATTTTTTTTGCCCATACCAAATATCTAAATAGGGTATATGATTCTTCTTGCAAAGAAATTTTATATCACGATCTAATTTTGCTAAGGCATCATCCTCTTTTTTTGTTGGTGATCTTCCTCCTAATCCTCCAAACTGCTCGTCTTTCCATATATCATTTAATTTTATATATTGCACACGCGAATTAGTAGGAGTGTAATATGGAACCACTACTGATCCTGCTCTATATGCGCTCTTATTGGTATCTATATCAGAAAGATGTTTTGCAAATCGTATAAACGCATCAAGGCTACTTAAATGATCTTTTATAAACTTCTTTTGTTCTTTATCATTACTATAACCTATTATTATATTAGCGTTATGAACTTTATTTGCACCTGTGCCTTTTGTTTCGGGTTTACCTGAGGAGCTCACCTTAATAAAACGGCCCGGTGGTTTTTTCTTAATTCTAGCCTTAAATTCATCTTCAAATCTAGTTCGTTTTGAAAGTTCTTTTTCACTAAGAGTTCCCATAATTCTCTCCCTACTTCTCCTAAAAATAGTCTACCAGTATTTATAAGGAGATCAGCCGCGTTCAATCCAATAGACAATCTGCTTCATAAGCCGTTTCATGACAGGATGATTCATGTCATAATCAAAGGCTTCTAGATAGTCCTTCATCCCGGGAGACTTTTTCCGGGGGATTTTCTTGGCATTCTTTAGGAGTTTGATTGGATTGGTTCTGGGAGCATTCTCACGCAGCTCCATCATGATACAATGGGCGTGGGCTGTAATCTCTTCCGTCGAGCCGAAGTATTCTTGGACTTCTTTCTCTCTGAATGTCTTGGCTCGACTGGCATATACTTTGCAATTATGATCTTCCCATTCGTCCTTCGGAAAGGTCATATAGGCACACTGGTCCCTATGAATCAATTCATGCTGAAGCGTCTGGGAAAGGTCGAATCTTAAAGTCTTCCATGCCTTTTTGGTAATAAGAGACCGATAAGAATCTGGATGATAGTTCAGGAAGAGTTCGATATTCTGCCTGACCTTCCAAGGGCAATGCTCTCCCGAGACAACAATTGTGCCTGGAGTAACATTATGATCGAAGGCAATAGAGACTTTTGCACCAAATGATTTGAGAGTAGATTGAATAATTTTTTGATGAGATGCGCTGTTTACCTTACCTACAAGTAGATAGGCAATTTTGTCGAGCGCAGATTCAACTTCTCCTCCGAGGATCATTTCCTCCTCCTTGATACGGAAGGGGCGAGGCTATGGAGGTGAGGTGCCCTCGCCCCTTCCGTGTGCGATGATGCTGACAAGTAACCCCTTTTAACGATAACATCTCGGTCGACCCTAATATTATTAGATGTTATCAACTTGTCTTCCACAGAGCCTAAAAAGGCCTGCACATCCTCTGCCCATGACGGGCAAGCATCTCGCATTTATCAGAAACTACTTGTTGGCAGCCTTGCCTAGATTGGCGCCTAAAGTGTTCACTAATCGCAAAAGAAAATCGGCAATTGCGTTGTCCGAAGTGTTCGGAGTCAGAGCCGCGATTAAGGCAAAAGCACCAACAACCTGTACTACAACCTCTACATACTGAGGAAGACTTGTTAAAATTGCACTAAAGTCCATTATTGTTCTCCTTATTGTTATTGTCTCCCAAACAGGGAGCTATTGTTTATTTATATTTTTCTCTCTTACTGCACCAGATTTATTAGGATTTGCGTCCACTAATGCATTAAAATCATGCACATTTGTAGTAGAGTAATGTAAATATGTATGTAAAATGTATTTAGTACCAGAACTAACAGGAAGCCCGGCATGAGGAAACATCCACATAGGAGGAAATATTAATAGTCTACCGGTCTTCGGCTTTACATAATAATTTATATCCGTTAATCTAGTTTCTCCTCCTCCCTCGACATCATTTAAATACCAGAATAATGACAACCATCTTTTATTTAGCCCTAGTCCTGTGGCATCTGTATGAACATCTATCCTATCGTTTGTATTTTCTATATATCTTTTAAGCCTAAATTCTTCATAACTAAATCTGTTTACTTTTAGATAGTCGGGATAATTTAAATCTTCAAAATATAACTTAGTATATTCTAGTATTTTGTCTTTTAACAATGTCTCATATTTTTTCCCCCAATGTCTAGACTTAGAAAAATTAATTTCGGTAAACTTCTTATAATTTTTAAAATCCCCAATCTCATATGAAGGAGATTCACCTCCGGTAGAAAGTTGAGATGGCCAATCTTGCTCAAATTCGGCAATTAGTTGTTTACAGAAATTAGAATCTAATGTGTCGTCATATACTTTAATATAATCCTTTATATATCTATTCATACAATCACCCCCGAGAAATCTCGCCTTTCTTTTGAAATTCTTTGCCCAATGGTACTCTGGTCCATCATAGGAATATCTTCCGGAGCTATATCTTTTTGTGCAGATTGATCTACATCATATAATCTCATTTTTGTCCTATCTACTCCGACTACAAATCTTCGGTGAATAGTTGGATCATTATATCTATTCTTCAATTGCTTAATCATAATCTGATTTAATGATTCTAATTCTTCACTTGTAATCAATGCAAGAAATAAATCAGCCGTTGCTGGAAGCCCAAATGACTCGGCCGTATTCTCCATTCCAATATCAGAACTTCCAAATCCCTCACGGTTAACTTGAGTGGCCGTTATCAATGGTACAACTTGTTCAACTGCAAACCCTCTTAACTCTTCGGCAATACTTTTTATATAGGTATATGAATTAATATTTCCTCCGGGCTTGATTCTTGACGAAGTGCAAATATTAATATAATCTACAATAACAATATCAGGCGAAAAAGATTTCTTCATAGCCAATTCATTTACAAGATGTCTAAAGTGCCCGACCCCAGCCTGGGCTGTAGGATACTCTTTAATGATTAATTTTCCAGTTGTCTTATTTCGTATTCTCTCGACCTTCTTGTCATACATACTCTTTGGCAATTCGGTCAAATCTTTTAGTGGCGTATTTAATAAGTTGGCATCAATTCGTTCTGAGATTCTTTCTTCTGACATTTCTAATGTGATATAAAGAACGTTCTTTCCTTGTGTCAAATACCATGACGCAAGATGACACATCACTAAAGTTTTCCCTGCGCCGGGCCCTCCCATAAAAACATTAAGTGTCTTGGTTAATAACCCGCCATCGGTTATCTTATTAAGATAGTCTAAATCAAACTCAAAGTGGTTTTCTTTTCTGTGATAAAATCCAAATCTATCTTCACTATCCTCTAGGTAATCATGCCCTACATGAGAATCAAAAGATACTGCAAGCGCATCGCTTAATAATTTTGGAATAGATCCCTTATCTTTATCCTTTGACTCATCATCTAATATTTGAATAGACTCTAAGACGGCATTATAGACAGCCTTTTCTTGACAAAAATTTTCTGTTTCTTGTAAGAGCCAATCTTGATTAATATCATCTTCTTTACTTATAGAGTTAATTAATTCTCCGATCAGATCAATATCAGTCTCGCTTAAATTATTATCTTTATTTAAATCGATACGCAAAATTTCTGAAGTTGGTAAAGAATTATATTCCTTAAAAAAGTCAGATATGGTATTAAATAAAATTCGTTCTGATCTATCCGCAAAATAATCACTCTTTAGAAAAGGGATCACCTGCCGAATATATTGTTCGTCTTGCAACAGATTCCTCAGTATCGTTATCTCTAGCCTCGACATCTTCATCCTTCACAAATAGAGTTTCTTTTTTATTTTTATCGACCCACTTGTTCATAATATCTATTAAAATATTCGCTAATAAATCAAAAAATTCTTTTTCTTTTTCTGAAGGATAACTTACACCTTTAATATGTTCTGGTATTTTAATAATATCATATTCAAAATTAATACTTCTGCTGCTATCTGGATTGTCTCTTTTTCCTACTTTGGCTCTACCATATCGATAGATTAATCCAGCAAACTCTCCATATAATAATTTAACACATCTATACTCAGCCATTGGATCATCTGGATGGTCAACAAATTCATAATTTTTTGATATATCTAAAAAAGTTCCATCAAGATTTAAATTAAACTCAACTATCTCTTCCGATGGTTTCTCCGTCGTCATTTTCTATTTCACTCCCATAGGCAAATTCTTTTTGGCAAATGGTATCTAGTTGATCTAGAATTTCCTTTGTAAAATACTTTTCCGGGGCCTTGTAAATGGCCTTTGCGAACACCTTTGTCCCATCGGCCACTTCGATTCGTGTAGACACCTTCTTAAATATTCCATGTTCGACTGCAAGATCAACCAGCCCATAATATCTATTTAGACCGGTATCGTAACGAAGCAAAACATCGACCATCTTATTTTCTTTAGTCAGACGAGACTTATGATTTTTGCAATGAATCACATGACCGACAACTTCGGTTCCGTCCTTTTCCTTCTTGCGGGAGAGGTAAACAATATAGTCGGCTGCATACTTCAACCCTGATCCGCCACCCATTTCCTTCTGTGGATACATAGAACCAATAACATCATAAGTATGATTAGTCACGATCATGGGCACCTTTGCGCGCCCTAGTTTTAGGGTAAGAACCCGAAACGCGGCCTTGAGAATTGCAGCCCGAGTCATGTCCTTTGTCTCTTTACCTTCGGTGCTGTCTTCCATTTCCTTTGTGGTCGAAAGCATACCGAGACTATCAAGACATATCAACAATGGGCGTCGATCCCTTTCATTGTCGTCCATATACTTATTCAAAACCAACAAAGCCTGATAACGAAACTCCTGCACCGTCGAGACTGGAACAATAACTAATCGTTCAAGATCAATGCCTCGTTCCAAAAGCATTTTCTTTGTAATGGCCGATTCACTCTCAAAGAAAATAACTCCCCCAGTAGGATTGTCCTTCAAGAATTGACTAACTACACCCAATGCAAAATAGGTCTTCCCCGTAGAAGATTCCCCAGCAAGCGCAGTAATCTTATTACCAGGAAGCCCCTTGTAAATAGAACCAGACAAGAGCGCATTCAAAATATATGAACCGGTGTCAATATATCTATCCACATCAGCATAGGTATCCACAAACTCATTTTTCATTAAGAGTTCATGGGCCAATGACCGAATATCATTTCCCATCTTAATATACCTCCTTCACCTTATCACAAATTCCCAACTTCAATGCTTCCTTTGCAGTCAACCATCGATCTTCTGGAGGAAGCAAATATTCCCGAATTCTCTTAACTGATAATCCTGTGCATTTTTTATAATGCTCAATCATCATTTTGGTTGTAATATCATATCCCTTTGTAGCGGCAAATAGCTCATGTTCTTTCCCGTAAGCCCCCCATGAAAACTGATGCGAAAGAATTGATGTGTTTGGGGTAATGATTCTCTTTCCTTTTTGTCCAGACATAAAAATCAAAAGCCCTGCACTTGATATTTCACCAATACCAACTGTATTAATGATGGTGGTCGATCCCTTCATGGTATCTATTAGTGCAAAGGCATCAGTAAGCGAACCACCGGGCGAATTAATAATCAATGTCATTTCTGCCCAAGGGTCTTCCGAAAAATCGTTTTTCAATATCCACTCAATCACTGGTTTGCAAGTATCAGAATCAATTCCGGCCATTAAAAGATACATTCCAGATTCTTCTAACGACGTTTTTTCTATTGCTGTTATGTCTGCCATATTATATATCACCTCACCTTATCTTAATTAAAAAAGCTCTCCAACGTAAATACCTTTTCGGTGTTCCAACCAATCTTTTCTAGAATAATACTCAACGGATCTATAAATGATTTCTGAAATTGCTTGTCATGGTCGATAAACTCGTTCAACCCAAACTCTTCAGGCAATGACTCGCTAATAGAAATCACAGCTTCATGGGCAATATTTGGTTCTTTCAGATAGGCAAATTTAATCTTATCCCCATTACGAATTAAAGAATGTCTCTTGCTAATTTTATGGTCCTTAACCAACTTATTATATAGTAATGCACCCTTGACATGAACAGGCGTTCCTTTTATATACAAGTTTTTTGTTCCCTTATATTTCTCCATACCATTCACGCCGCGAGGAAACGACACCTCTTCCATAGGAAGAGAAATAAACTCTTGCCTGAACTCTTCGATGAACTGGATAATATCATTCTCCGTTCCATTCATCATTATCTTCATGGCTTCTTTAATCTTATCTCGGCACACACCAGGAGTGCTAGATTTAACAGCCTCGATTCCCATCATCTTAATCTTTGGTTCTGTATATCTTACGCCTTCACTATCATGAACGTTTAGAATATACCTTTTCTTGGCAGTCCACAGCCCTTTGTCTGCAATGACCTCACGCTTCATGGTCATCTTCTGGGCATAGACATTTAAATATTCGCCCAACTCTTGAAAACACTTATCGATGAACGGCTCCAACTTGTCAGAACTAATCTTGTCAAGAAAATTCACAACCTTTTCTTTAGAAACGTCTTCTGGAAAAACAGATGTGACTAGTTTTTCTAGTGTAATATAAATGCTGTCAGTATCACTGGCTACAACATAATCCTCGTTCTCTGTTTTAAGTAGATTGTTCAGATACTCATTCATCTTTGTTTCAATCCAACGGATCGAAAGTTGCCCTGCCTTTGTGATGGCTTCGGCCTGGCGAGTATCATAGAATCTAAAATATTGATTCCCAAGCGCACCATAGGCCGCATTCAATTGAACCTTGCGCGCTAACTGAACATTGCTATATCGTGCAATGTCATTGGTATACTTTTTATAAAAATGTTGCTTACCTTCTGCGACTGTATTGAGTTTACTAACGCCCTCTAACTTTTTCTGCGCTTCAATCATCAAACGCTTATATTCTTTGCGTTCAGTATATAACTTCTCCATCATCTCCGGAAGAAACCCCTGCCTATCCGTTCGGAAGAATTGATAGTTAGGGGTAACTGTAAGATTGTATTTTTTAAGTATGTCGGTATCGAAAATCTTGTTAATTATATTATCGACCGTTGCGACAGTCTTGCCTGCACCAAGATTAAAACTATCAACCACTTCTTTCGGAGCATTCTCTCTGGGCACCAAGTTCTCGGGCGAGATAGAATACTGCATACATAGATGCGGATACAGGGAATTCAAATCAAAGGAAACAATCCACTTGTGCATTCCAAGAAGAGGATCCTTTACATACGCGCCTGCGTATTGGTCGACCTTGGTTGCATTATCCTTGGGAGGAATGACAATATTCTTTTTCCGAAGATGATTATAAATCATGGTATCCCACATACGCACCTGCGAGAACACATCATTATAATTCACCTTTGCAGAATACGCCAAGGCTAGAACCATGTCAATAAATTTCATCTTATCATCAAGGCCTTCGACAAGCTCCACATCCTTGATATTATAGTCGATGAATTTTTCGTAGTTCTCTTCATATAGTTTATGTAAAGAACCAAATTCACTATACGAAACTTTTCGTTCGCCCAATTCTACATGGGCGATATGGTCGAGCCTATAACTCTCTTGCTGTGTATATGTAAACTTCTTATACATCTCAAGGTAATCAAGAATGCAAGTCCCGATAAGATTAATGGCTTCC